GCCGCGCCCCGCCCCTCCCCCCCGGGCGCGCGGCGCCGCGCTGGCAGCCGCGCGCGGCCTAACCGCCGTATATCGTGCGATTCAAGTCATTACGACCGCCGCCGCACAGCTTCCTATTACCGTAGAACGCGGCGGCGAACAGATCACACCAACCCCGGCGCCGATCTCGATCCTCGATCCTCGCATGACCCGCTCGACGTGGATCACTCACATGACAACATCTCTAGCTATGCATGGAAATGCATACGCTCGGATTGAACGCGATCGCGACGGCAAAATCACCGCATTACGGCCTCTAAACCCGGCATTCGTTTTTGTTACTGTCAATCCCACGACTCACGCGCTAGTCTTTGGCGTGGAAGGCGCTACGCTCACCGCTAACGACGTCCTACACGCGCACTTGCAACCGCTTACCGTTTCGGAACCTCTCGGCCTTGGCCCGATCCAAGCCGCCCGGATGGACTTAGAAGGCGCCCGGCAAACACGCGATTTCGCCGCACAATGGTTTGACGGAACCGGCGCACCGACCGGTATCCTCTCTAGCCAAACGACGCTAACGCCGGCGGCCGTAAAAGCAGCTCGCAATGCGTGGAATGGGATCGATGAAAACGGCAATCGGATTCCCGACGATGCTAACCCGTCCCGAATTAAAGTCCTTAGCGGATTCACTTATCAGCACCTCGGCATTAGCCCGAAAGAAGCGCAATGGATCGAAGCGCAAGAATTTTCAATCTTGCAGATCGCCCGCCTTTTCGGAATTCCCTCAACGCTTATGCTCGCGTCGCCCTCTGGCGGCTCAATGTCTTACTCAAATATTGAACAAGACTGGCTATCTTTCACCCGTTTCACGCTCATGCAATATCTAAAGCCTCTCGAAGACGCTCTCAGCGAAATGCTCGTGCGTGGTCAGCAAGCTAAATTCAATCTTGAAGGACTTTTGCGCTCGGATACCTCGACGCGTTATGCCTCGTATGCAACCGCGCTCACACAGGGATTCTTGACTATCAATGAGGTGCGTGCCCTCGAAGGGCGCCCGCCGCTACCCGAAACCGCATCGAAGGAAGACTCAAAATGAAACTTGAAACACGGCAATACAAGGTACGAGCAACGGCCGGTGGCGACGGCCGCACGCTCACCGGCCTCGCTGTCCCCTATGACACGCCAACCGAAATTGTGTATGGCTTTAATGAAATTATCGCACGTGGCGCAATCGACCTCGCCGCGCGGCCCTCGCTCTTTTACCGACACAGCGAACCAATCGGCGTTGTCACCGACATGAAAGACACGGCCGACGGACTCGAAATCACCGCCCGAATTTCCGACACCGCGCAAGGCCGCGACGCCGCAACCCTCGTAGCCGACGGAGCGATCACCTCACTCTCGATCGGATTTTTTGAGCGTGAATGGCAAGACGTGGAGACGCACGACGGCATTACGCGCACACAAACTAAAATCGATTTGCGTGAGATTTCGCTAGTCCCGATTCCCGCATATGACGATGCACAGATCACCCTGATTCGACAAAACCACCACCACACCCAAGTAAAGGAAAATCACGAAATGGCCGACAGCACCATCACCCGCGCACAGATCGACGAATTCCTAAGCGAGGCTATTCAGCCTCTCGCCGCGCGCCTCGCCGCCCTCGAAACCGTCACCACGGACCCGGCCGCCGCCGCCGTCGAAACCCGATCGGCCGGACAGCTTATCACCGCCGCCGCGAACGACGAAAACGCGCGCGCCGCCCTCGAAAATTACGCGCTACGCGCCGCGCCCGCCGTCACCACCACCGCCGATGCCTCGTATTCGATCCCGAACTTTATCGGCGATCTCACCCGCATTATCAGCGTCGCTAACCCCCTGATGCAGCTCTTTTCGACCGGAACACTGCCCCCCACCGGCAACGTACTCGAATACACTCAGTTGAAGGAAAACACGATCACTGTCACCGAGCAGACGGCCGAAGGCGCGGCGCTTCCTACCGGCGCTATCACCACCGAAATGATTCAGGCCGCGCGCGTGAAGACATACGGCGGCGCAACGACCATTAGCCGACAGGCGATCGACCGATCGCCCGCGAATATCCTCGATCTTCAATTGCGAGGCCTCGCCCTCGCCGCCGGTAAGCAGCTCGCCGCCGATTTCGTCAATCACTTTATGAACGCCGTAAAGACTCAGGAAGCGAAGGCGATCTCCTACACGAAGTCGCTCGCTACATGGGGATGGGCTGACGTCCTCGCAATGTTGCTCGACGCGCACGCGCGCTACGAAGACAACGCGATGCAAGCCGACGGCCTGATTGTTGATCGCGCTACGTATCAGGCGATCGCCGGGCTTACTGACAAGTCGGGGCGCCCGTTGTTTACCGTCGCCGGAAACGTTGGCGCAAACAACATTGGCACGATCTCGGCATCTGGCCGATATGCCGACCTTGACGGGCTTAAGGTCATTATGGCAAACGGCCTCTCGGCGGCTAAGATGGGGACGTCGGTTGCCGGCGCTTTCTACACCGCCGACGCAATTCGCACCTACGCTTCCCCCGTCGCCTCTTTGCAAGACACGAATGTGCTCGATTTGACCGGCGCATTCTCTGTCTACTATTACGCGGCTTTCGCAACTGAAATCCCCTACGGCCTTGTTCCTCTGAAGGTCACCGCGTAATCATGGACGCAACGATCGTTGGACAGCGCCTCGCGCCGTTTATCGGCCTTGGCGCTGTCCAAGACCCACCTAAAACCCTTTTCGTGAATGAATGCGCCGCCGAAGCTGTCGATTTAGTTGAACACTTTATCGGTAGCACGCGCGGCATTCCCGAAAGCGTACTCACGCGCGCCGCTCTTGAAGTGGCCGCCGACCTCTATCACCGGCGCACCGCTCGAAACGGTATCGCCGGATTCGATGAAAGCGAGGTAGGAGGCTCACCGATGCGAATTAACCGCGATCCCCTCGCACCCGCGCGGCCGATCCTCGCACCTTTCCTAGGCCCGGCGATCGCATGATTCTAACGCGCGGCGCGTCAATTGAACTCGCTCAGACTATCGCCGAGCATTTGCCCGGCGTGCATGTCACGATCGATCTCGAAACCGTTTCCCCTCAGCTCTTGGCCGGTACCCCTTGCATTTTCATTCCGCCGCCGAAGCTGATCGAAACGACAGTGCCAACCTACACACTACGATTTGAAATCGCCGTCATTGGCGCGCCCGTCGCCGATCAAAACGCATCGTGGAACGCGCTAGACAACATGCTAACCGTCCTCGACTCGCTTAATCTGATCGAAGACGCCGACCCCGTGCAATGGGACGGCGCACAATCGGCTACGGCCGCCGCCTACTCTGTCACCATCACCCGCATTTATAACCAGTAAGGAACACACATCATGGGAACCGAAAACCCGTCGCCCGCCGCTTCCCCCGTCGCTCAGTCCCTTGGCCCCGGCACACTTAAATTTGGCGGCGTCGGCTCTGAGATGGAATTCTCTAGCCGCGTGCTTAAAGTCGAATATTCGCCGGAATTGAAGAAGGACAGCCCGGTTGAAATGCTCGACGGATCAGTACACCAACCCGAGGGCACATGGGAAGGTAAGATCAGCGGCGAATTCTATCAGGAATACGGCTCTACCTCGCTCATTAACTGGTGCCTGAAGCACGCCGGCGAACTCGTACCGTTTGAATTCCGACCTCGAAACGATTCCCCCATGATCTTTAAGGGCAAGTGCACGATCGCGCCCGTGAAGGTTGGCGGCGATCCTAAGAAGGAAAACACAACGTCTTTCGATTTCGAGTGCGTCGGAAAGCCCGAAATCACGGAGCGTTAGCCTTATGGCAAAAGGCTCATCGCGCCGCGCGGTTGTCGAAGTCCAAGGCGCACGCGAATTGCGCCGGCAATTGAAGAAAGCCGAAGGCGATCTCAATGAGATGAAAGATATACACCGAGAAATCGGACATATTATCTTTCATGCGGCCCGGCCGAAGACACCGCGCGGCACGCGCAAGGCCCCACCCGGCCGCACGCGCCGACTCTACGAAACGTTGCGATACTTTCCCACTCGCACAAGTGTTCGCGTTATGGCCGGCTCAAAGGTTGTCCCCTATGCGAACGCGATCCATTGGGGACGCAAGATATTTCCCTCAAAACGCTCTGATTATGCCCATAAACATTCAGCGCCTTTCGCCGCCCGCCCGTGGATTAGCGAGGCCGCGCAAGCCTCTGAACCCGAATGGACAGCGTATTATCGGAGCGAAGTGCAAAAAATCCTAGATAAAATCGAAGGCCTCGGAAAGGAACCGACCAATGAATAAAGCGATGACTACTGTCGAAATGATCGACGGCACGATCTACGGCCCCGAACGCATCCTTTACATCGATAAATTGAAGTGCGAACGCGCCGCGCGTCAAAACGAATGGGACACGAACCGCGACGAGGTAACGATGGGCGGCTTCCTCGCATGGGCAACGATGAAGCGCCTCGGCAAAATCACGATGCCATATGAGGAATTCATCGAAGCAGTCGCCGACGTCTCAACGGAGATCGTAGCCGAAAACCCTACGATGGAGCCGAAGAACGACTTTATGTTGCCCTAGCCATACGAACCGGCATCCCTATGCATGTTTGGCGCAATGAAGACCCTTTAATTATTGACTATGCGATCGATCTTTTAACGGAAGGACAAAAAACTAATGGGTAAGCCCGCAATTCTCGCAATTAAAGTCCTTTCCGACACGCGCAAAGCTAAACAAGGGCTCAAAGAAACTGAACAGGCAACGGGACATCTTTCCGACGCCCTCGGAAAGATCGGCGGCGTCGCTCTGGCCGGGCCGCGCCCCCCCCCCCGCCGCCCCCCCCCCCACAGCACC